GGGGTGTTCCCGAGGTTCGCATGAACTTCCAGTTCATGTACTCATTTTGAGGTCCAGTCTAACGGAGAGTTCCAATGGGTTGTAAACCTGGTACGAATATCACGTACGAAGACGGTATCCAAAACGGAAACCCGATTCAACGCCTGACGTTCTATGAGAATTGCATTCAGCAGAAAACCACTACGCCGAACTGGAAACAGTTACTAGCGAGTGGTTCCCTCAAGCCGTTCAATCCTTATTACCGGGAATACCATCAGTATACAGTCCCCCTGGCCCCTCTCCCTCGTGTAACGAGGTGGTGGACGCCAGACGATCTAGGTACTATCGAACATATCGGTAGCACCTTTATCAAATGGACTCCTGACAGTTACCAACCGGTACGCGACGCTGCGAAAAACAAAGCGTTACGTAACCTGTATAGTAATGTCAAAGGTACTGATGTATCTGCCTTGGTCACGGTCGCGGAAGCGCCCAAGACCTTCGGTCTGATAGCCGATACTGTAACATCATTTGCCAAAGCTTTCAAAAGCTTGAAGCGCGGTCGTTTTGACGAAGCAGCAAAGGCCCTCGGCTTAACAGAACGGAAATCCTTTTCGAAGGATAACCGTATGTTGAGACAGGACCTACGCCAGCATCGTCGACCTATAAATGATATTGCAGGGGATCGTTGGCTCGAACTTCAGTATGGCTGGTTACCAGCTATTTCTGAAGTGGAAAATGCCGTTGAACTTTTGGACTACAAATGGCAGCGTGAAGACGCTGACGTTATAGTTCGAGGTTCATCGACTAAGTCAACAACACCGAAATCTTATCTGACTGTCACAGCCAAATCCCTGGTAACAGGGGAGGTGAAGGCGTCACATAAGTATACGGTGGCTCTAAAGGTTTTAGACCCGTCGCTCCGAAACGCTTCTGCGATCGGATTAACCAATTTGGGATCAGTGGCCTGGGAGTTAACTCCTTGGTCATTTGTCTTCGATTGGTTTATGCCTGTAGGTGACTTCATTGAAGCACAAACGGCTATGGCGGGTTTTACCTTTGTAAACGGGTGCGAAAGCACATCCTTCAACGTTAAAGGCGAATGCACGGTGACTGAGGTGTATTATAGAGGTTGGCAAGATTGCCACCTTTACGGGAAACGAGAGTTTCACCGATCTACACGCAGTACACTGACGCAGATGCCTTCGACAGCGGGGATATTGCAATTTCAACGTTTTGGAGACCTGTTCAACTTTCGTCGAGCAGCTTCCTCCTTAGCATTGATGCAGTCCGTTTTACGTTAACTTAATCATCTCTACGGAGCATATTATGTCAAATGTAACTGACATTGTCTTGAACAACGGGGAATCTACTCCCGTTGCAAAGACGTTCACCCCAGACGTAGTGGACGCGAATCTGGTGTCTTACTCGGAGAAATCCGGTGTAAGCTACCTCGCGCACCCCACTTTGTCTCTGGGACGCCGCATGCCTACAGCACAAAATGGTAACCGCAAGGCTACCATTCGTGTCAAGGTCCCGGTGCTTGAGGAAATATCCGGCACGACCACTGGCTATACGCCAGGGCCGAAAGTCGCATATACCCTCTTGGCTAACATTGACGTCGTGATTCCTTCACGCGCCAGTGCAGCCGAACGAGCGGATCTCGCAGCGTTCGCGGCTAATGGGCTTGCCCATTCCGTGATCAATGCGTTGATCGAAGACGGCGACTTCCCATATTAAGGAGGTCGTTCACGATGTTTAAATACGTCGTGTGCTTCATAAAATGGGCTTTAGCCCTCTTTTGTAATACAAATCAACCTATAGGTGATAACATGTTAAGATACAACTGGAACAACACTAAGTCGGACGACATCGAATCCACAATGCGTAAGCAATGTGAAGAGATGTTCGACCAGATCGACAATCTCCTGCCCGTAAAACGGCTGGATTACGTCGACCTTAGTGAATGCTCTTTCGAGCAACTCGTTGCAGTTCATTCTTGGTGTGAAAACGCCTTGGGTTACTGCATTGCAATCGAGCGAATGACAGAGATTCGGGAAAGTGATGAGTTCTTACACTCATTGCTCCCCGCGTATCTGTAATTTGCATTTTATCAATCGTTAAGGAGCACCTAATGAAGAGCAATGTAAAACACTTGCTTGAACGGAGCTTTCGTTCCGTTCGTCGAGATGTGTCTATAGACACCCTCGTCTCCTCCTGCCTTCCGTATTTCGAAGCAGTTGACACGCCAATATCACTTGGGGTCTACCTTCGGCTCAAATATCACGAATTTGATTCGTATATTGAGCTTGAGCTTGATCCTTTGTGGTATACTGATGCCCGTGTTTTCGAACACGATTATCAGTGCGTTAAACTGTTCTCGAAGTATGAGAACTTGCCCTTATCTAATGATAAGAAGCGAGTGGCGGAGAAGAGCTTCATTAAAGCGGAAATGGAGTGCCTCCATACAAACATTCGTTTTAGCCAAAGGGATCACTCTTTTTACAAGAGTGGCGCTGTAAGCTCGATAGCCTATCGAGCAATGCGTAAAATCTCCCGATGGTTAGGCGAGTGTCCCTGTATAGAGGATATTCCACTACGCTTTGGACCTGGTAACAACGTAGGCCTGTCGAAATATACTAACGTATACGACAAGTTCGTTGGACCATTGACCCTAACGGGTAACCTTCTTCCGATCGCATCTGACGTCATGGCAACATGTCCGTCTTTTGCACATTTCCGTTCTAAGAACGTGAATGGCCCAAGCAATACCCTTCGCATGGAAATGCAGAGGGTTTGGGGATCGAAGTTAGGTTTCGTGCCAAAGAATGCGAAGACTTATCGTAGCATATGCACTGAGCCTGTGTTGAACTCATTTGTTCAACTCGGAATCGGTCAAGTGCTGCGAAGAAGGCTTCGTAAAGTTGGATGTAACTTAAACAGTCAAGAGCGAAATCAGGAGCTGGCTCGAATCGCATCGCTGCGAAACGATCTGGCTACTGTCGACCTCTCGGCTGCTTCCGACACGATCTCTTTTAAGGTCGTGCAGGAACTGTTACCCCAACCTTGGTTCGAGCTGTTACACTATGCCCGCTCCCCTTCATATTATTATGAAGGGAAAGTGTTCTCTTTCGAGAAGTTCTCCTCTATGGGGAACGGTTATACATTTGAGCTGGAAAGTTTAATCTTTTTAGCTCTCGCTCGCTCTACTTGCGCCGAATTCGGCGTGAGTAGTAAGGAAGTGAGCGTCTATGGTGATGATATTATCATACCCACAGAAGTGTATGCAGTGTTCCGCGATGTTCTAGAACATTTCGGATTCACGCTCAACCAAGCCAAGTCTTTCTCCAGCGGTCCCTTTCGGGAAAGCTGTGGGAAAGACTGGTTCTTTGGGTTTGACGTCAGACCCATCTATGTGAAGAAGGAGATATCTAATCAATATCTCTTTGCTTTGATAAACAACTTGCGAAGGGCATCCGATGGCTTCTGCCATAAGATGATCCTTGCTCGAAGTCTAGAAAAGCTTCTTCCACCCTCTTTTCGAAAGATTAGGGGGCCGGACGGGTTCGGGGATGGCCATCTCATAACCACAACTCCGCCGGGTGTTTTACACTCGTACCGGAGGCGTGGCTGGGAGGGCTATGGTTACTACACTTTCGAAATAAAGAGTAGGAACCGACCCCGATCATGCGATGCCGTATGGCTCTGTGCTTTATACAAAATTGCACAGGGCAATAGCGATACTAGCGACTCCGTTAGGGGCCTCTATAACGCAACAGTTCGGCGACATGATTATGTCAAACTTCGCACTCAGTTCCACCCTTGGAACTAATGGTTAGACAACAAGTCTTTCCCGG